CACCATGCTCTCGCCAGCTAGCTCCGTTTCGCCTTACCTCGCCGGTCTGCAAATCGCATGAACAACACTGCTCAATCACGGTGGAAGGATCTTGAGCCGTACCGGAGTCTCTACCTCCGGCGTGCGATTGATGCCAGCAAGCTGACCATCCCAACGCTGATCCCTGAATCAGATCAGAACGACAGCTGGGCTGGCAGCCGGTACAACAGCATCCCCAGCCTGTACCAAGGGGCGGGCGCCAGAGGCGTCAGCAGTCTCAGCGCCAAGCTGCTTCTTGCTCTCATGCCTCCGAGTCAACCCTTCTTTCGGTTGACCATCGACAAGGGAAAGGTCCAGCAGTATCTGGAGCAACGCGGCGGGCAAGAGGAGCAACTGCTCAGCCAGCTGGATCAGGCTCTGTCTGATCTGGAGCGGCAAGTGCTGCGTCGGCTTGATCAACTGCAGGCACGCTCTGCCCTGTTCGAGGCCGTCAAGCACCTGATCGTTGGCGGCAACGCCCTGCTGTACATCGGCGCCGAGTCGATCCGCATGTACACCCTGCGCTCCTTCTGCGTTGATCGTGACCCCGAGGGGAACGTCACCGAGATCGTTGTGCGTGAGCAGGTGGCCGAGCGCTACATGCCAAGGCGTGAGCCCAGGGAGCCTGGCGAAAGCAAGGAAGAGAGCGATGACCGGGAGGACGTGTACACCCACATCAACATCGATCCACAGCGTGATCGGGTTGAGTGGTATCAGGAGTACGACGGCGAGAAGCTGGCCGGCACCGCTGGTTTCAGCTCTATCGAGACCAGCCCCTGGGTGGTCCTCAGGCTTCGGAAGGTGGCCGGCGAAAGCTACGGGCGGGGCTTAGTCGAGGAGGTGCTGGGTGATCTCCAGAGCTTGGAGTCGCTGAGTAAGGCGGTGGTCCAGGGTGCGCTGATCAGCGCCAAGGCGTTGTTCCTGGTCAATCCCAATGGCACCACCAGGGCCGATGTGCTGGCCCGAGCTGAGAACGGAGCCATCGTTGCTGGCAACGCTGCTGACGTGGAAGCGCTGCAGGTGCAGAAGTCATCCGACATGTCGGTTGCCCTGCAGGCCATGCAGTTGCTGGAGCGCAGGCTGAGCTACACGTTCCTTGCTGATGAGGCAATCCAACGTGACGCAGAGCGCGTGACTGCAGAAGAGATCAGGCTGATGGCCGAGTCTTTGGAGCGTGGTCTCGCTGGGGTTTACTCCATGCTCAGCGCAGAACTGCAGCTGCCCTTGATCCGCAGGGTGATGCACCTAATGGAGCGAGAGGGAGACATCCCTCCGGTGCCTAAGGGATTGGTCGAGCCTCAAGTGACTACCGGCCTTGAGGCGATTGGCCGCGGCAATGACAAGCAGCGACTGACTACCTTCCTGCAGACAGTTGCGGCATCGATTGGCCCTGAGCAGTTCCTGCAGTACATCAACCCCAGTGAGTTGATCCGTCGTTTCGCTGCGGCGGACGGCATTGACACTGCTGGCCTGGTGAAGAATGACCAGGAACTACAGGCTGAGCAAGCACAACAACAGCAGGCTATGTTGGCACAACAACTCGCACAAGGAGCGATCCAGAGTGGAGCAACGGCGACGCCGCAACCCAGCGGAGGAACAGCTGTCGGAGCTGATCAAGGAGCAGTCGCAGTCTGAAGCCCCAACTCCAAGTGACAAAACCTTGACACCAGGCAAGGGGATGCACGCGCAGCCCCTGCCTGATGGCGGTCACATGATCATCCAGGATGGTTTCAATGTCTGAGGTTGCATTCACGGGCGACTCCGGCAGCCCCTCTGAACAGAGTGCTGTTGCCGAAGAGTCAGCCAAGGTTGAAGCCGCAAGGGCCGAGCTATACGACGAGCAGGCTGGAGCGCAAGGGCAAGGGCTGATTCTGGGGAAATACCAGTCAGTCGATGATCTTGCCCAGGCGTATCAGAACCTGCAGAGGGAGTACAGCCGCGTCAAGAATGGACAGCAGCCAGGTGATCCCGCACCCCAGCAGCAAGAGGCTGATCAGTACGACGGAGATGACAGCGACTCCGAGGATGGTGCTGATCAAGGGGGGATTGACCCAGCCGCCGCCGCCGCCATCCGCACCTCAGTCCTTGAGCAGGCCGGCGGCGAGGCTGAGTATCAACGCCTATCCGCTTGGGCTGTAAACAACCTGCCGCCTGAGCGGACGGAAGCGTACAACACTGCGCTTGCCTCCGGGGATCAGGCTGCAATCATCAACAGTCTCAAGGGCCTGCAGTACGACTACATGATGCAGAACGGGTACGAACCCAAGTTGACCGGGGGACGTGCTCCTGCGAATGAAGTACGTGGCTACAGCTCTCGTTACCAAGTGACAGAGGCAATGGCCGACCCGCGTTATGAAAAGGACTCTGGGTATCGACAAGAGGTGGAGCGGCGTATAGCTGCATCACCAGATTCCATTTTCGGATTCCAGCGTTAGGGGCTATAAAAGGAGCAGATCAACCAACCAAGTGATCTGCTCCTGGGCCGGTGCGCCGACACCCCAGAGACGCGACGTTGGTGAAGGCGAGACGCCTCAGTGGTTAATCAACCGCACACCTTCCATCAGCTAGGAGCAACATCATGCCCGCACCTGACGCAACACTTTCACGGCCTGGTGCCATTAACAACACCACGGGCACGTGGGCACAAGACAACGCCTTGTTCCTCAAGGTGTTTTCAGGAGAAGTTCTGACGAGCTTCGAGAGAAACTGCATCTTCGATGGCCTGGTGCAAACCCGGACCATCCAAAACGGCAAAAGCGCCCAGTTCCCCGTGACCGGTCGCTTCAAGTCTCGGTACATGACCCCCGGTGAAATGCTCACCGGTCAGGGCAACATGGCCCAGAACGAAGTGGTGATCAAGATTGATGATCTGCTGATTGCAGATGCTTCGATCTTTGACCTCGACGAGGCCAAGAATCACTACGACATTCGCTCGATCTACTCGGTTGAGCTGGGACGGGCCATGGCCCGGAGCTATGACAAGCGCCTGGCTCGCGTGTTGACCCTGGCTGCTCGCACCAGCACCAGCGACCTCACCGCCAACCTGCCCTCGGGTCTGTCCCCTGACGATCCGTACCGCGTCGGCACCCGCATCAACATCAACAAGGCCACTCCTACCCCGGATGACCTTGTTGCTTCGGTGTTTGCCGCTGCTCAGGCCCTGGATCAGAAGGACATCCCTGCTGATGGCCGCGTCCTAGTCTGCTCTCCCGACGTTTACTACACGCTGATCCAGTCCAGCCGTGCTGTGAACTTCGACTTCAACCAGCCTGGCGCCAACGGCAGCTATGCCACTGGCCAAATCTCCAAGCTGGCTGGCTTCAACATCTTGAGCAGCAACCACATTCAGCAAGGCAACGTCACTGCTCCCACCGGCGAGCAGGGCTACACCTTCGGTGGCGTGGACACCGTGCTGTCTTCCGTGAACATGAGCACCACCAAGATGCTCGCGTTCCAGAAGGGCGCAGTTGGTGTCGTGAAGCTGCGTGATCTGACCATGCAGATGACCGGCAACGACTACAACGTGACTCATCAGGCCACCCTGATGGTGTCCAAGATGGCTTATGGCGCAGGCCCCCTGCGTCCTGAAGCTGTGGTTGAAATCCACAACGGTTGAGTTCGGTCAAGTTGTTGGCAGGATGGGGGCAGCGATGCCCCCTTTTTTCATGGCAACGACAATCACCACAATCAATCCACCCAGCACAGTCACTGCACTGGATTGGAACTGGCAAAATCAACAGTCCATTGATCCTCTCGGCCCCCAGGCTGTAGTGACCCTGGCTTCCGGCTTGGCTACCGGCACCCGCGCCGATGGTTCCGCGACCACCGCCCAGGTGTATCAAGTGACTGGTGTGAATGGCATTGTTGGCCCCGGCGGCTGGCGAGCAAACGGTGGCGTTCCCGGCGCAGCCGTGACCGCTAGCGCAGTTGCCGTGATCAACAACGGCACCAGTGGCGCCACCAACAAGACAGCAGCTGCGACCACCGGCGGCAGCGGCAGTGGTCTGACCGTGAACCTGACCGCCAGCAGCGGTGTGTTTGCCTCTGCTGCCGTGAATGCTGCAGGTACTGGCTACCGAGCTGGTGACGTGGTGCGTGTCACCTCGACCGTGGCGGGCACTGCCGATGACGTGCTGCTGCGAGTGAGCTGATGACTGAGCTGGAGGCGATCAACACGCTGCTGTCCGTCATCGGGGAGGCGCCCATTGATCGCCTCAGTGACATCAGCGTCAACGAGATCACGGA